TTACTTAAACTCCTTTTTAAACTGCACTTCTAAATCGTCCAGCATTTCTAAAAAGTCAGGTAATAAATGTGGTTTCTTGGTTTTAACGATATTCGCCATCATCTCAATCGCACGCATAGCGGTTGCCATTGCACTTGTTTCAGGCAATAGTTTTTTGCTCGAAGCAGTCATTTTTGCAAAAGAATCTGCAAGTGCCGATAATGCCTCAACCTTAGCAGCGGTTGGCATTTCGGTGTTTTCTTCCAGTTCCGTCATCAACGTGCGGTACTTAATTAAAAAACCGGCTAACAAGCCTTGAGCGATATTCTCAATGCCACCACTTGCCATTGCTTGCACATCACGGGCTTTTTCCCAGTTATCGCCGTTCTTTTCAGCGTTGGCTTTCCAACGGCGAGCTGTGCCAAACGACACACCGGCACGCTCGGCTGCCATTTCGAGGCTTAAACGGTCAAACACATAGGCTTGCCGAACCGCTTTTTGTACTTCAACATCGTGTGCCATATGCCCTCTACATTCCAAATTTCAGGCGTAACAACTCAAAACCCACAGCAACAATGCCACCACCTAAGCCTCCGGCAACCACGGCATCACGGCGGTTTTTGCGTGCCATTTCATTCACTAAACGATTAGTTGCTTGGATTTCACGGTGTAAGCGTTCAATTTCTTCGTTTTGTTTATCCACCTTATCGTTTAGCTCATTTAATCCACCTAAAATCAGGTCTAATTTTTCCGAATCGGTTTGCTTTTGTTTTTTTCGGCTCATTACTTATCCGCCTTTTTATCAAGTTTTTGGTTTACTTCTTTGAGCGAGTCTAAAATATCGTCCAACTTTTCCTTAATCCCTCTATTCACTTCGTGGGCAAGCTCTTTGGATTGATATTTGCTCTCCATTTCTGCTTTTAGCTCTTTTACCGTTTGCTCATTGCGGTTGATACGATCAAATATGACCTTGCCTACAAACGCCACTAACGGAGCAACTACAAAAGAGATCAGCATCTGAAACAGTTTTTCATCAATCATAACGCCCCCTTTTGGCTCGCCCGACAGGGTGTTGATTGCCCTGTGCTACCGCCGCACGCACCACGTTATGCAATTCTGCAAACTCTGGACGGCGGCGGTAAAAAAGCCACTGTTGCCAACGCTGTCTGAGTTTTTTAATTAAGCTCATTCTTGCAAACTTCCTCATAGGTCAGATTGTGTGCAAGCACTTGGCGTTTCGTCTCCACCGTGTCTGCACGGCTCGGATAAATCAGGCTGAACGCCGTGCAACCGGTGGTCGTCACGGAAGTAACCGTGCTGGTACAACCGCTCATCAACGGCACTAGGCTGAATACGGCGAGTTTCACTAACGTGTTTTTGCTGAATTTGAGCATTTTTAACCTCTGCATTTTTTTGTTGAATTTCGACCGCTTGTTGCTGTTTTTCAGCCTCTAAAGCAGCGGTCTTTTTGCGTTCTTGTTTTAACTGCCAGCCTTTAAAAAACGCATAGGCAATTACCGTGCCAATCACACCGATAAAACCGACAATTTGTTGAGTAATCATTCTTCATCTCCTTTTGCTCGGTCTTTTTTTAACGCACTCACCACGCCTTTTGTGGCAGGGCTGCCTAACACACAAATACCGGCATAAGCAAACCACCAATCAGAAATAAACGTCTTATCAGCAACATAAGCGTGAATTAAAATGCCCGATAACACCAACCAGCTCATAAACTGAATAAAGCCGGTAGTGCTGGCTTTGCCGTCTTTGTTGGTAATTAAATCAAGTAAAAACTGTTTCAAGGGTTATTCCTCCACCGTGTCTTTGGCAAAATAACGCAAATTGCCCGCCATTCGGTTAATCCAACCTCTGCCAAAACGGTCAAAGTGTTTGAGTTTGATGTAGAACTCAAGGCGTTCTGCTTGGAAAAGCAAGCCCACATCAGCTACCGAATAACGGTCAATCGCAGCCAAAGTGACTTTGCCGATAATGCCGTCATCAGCCACACCCACCGCACGTTGCAACATACGGCTGGCATTGCCCGAACCGTGGTTCACACAGGCATCTAAAAACTGAAAAGCCAACTCAGGTGGAAATTGGTCGCAGTTATAGCGTTGCCAAAAGGCTTTGAGGTAAATAGTTTTGGCATCTGCACGGCTCATTGCACGCATAGAGCCTGTGTAGCCATTCGCACGGGCGGTATGGATAGTGACACCCCAATTCGTTTCGCCACCGGGGTCTTTCGGGTCATTCACATAACCGCCCTCGTGCCCGATTAATCGGTCAAAAGCAAGATTAAAATCGGCAACAGTTGCCTTTGTTTTGGTAGGTTCAGTCATAAAAAAGCCTCTTTAAATACAATGATGATTTAAAGAGACTTTAATGATTTAATGTAAGATGGGGGAGATGAAAGAGTTCCACAAACTAAAAGAGTGAAGTTTGTGTAATAGGTTGCTTAGGCTTAGATTTTAAATACCTCACCGCATCCCACGCAATACGGTCGCACACACCATATTTTGAGCAAATTTGCATAATGGCTAAACGCCCGCTTACTCCCTCTTGCTCTGTGAGTTGGCAATAATCAGCATAAATTCGCTCATTTCGCAATAGTCGCAAGGTTGTTTGGCAACGGGGCAAATAAGCCCTATTCGATTTTAAATAAGCGTGTAATTTTTCTGCATCTTCTTTCCCTAATACTTCTTTTAATTTCTCAAAATAGACTTTTCCTTTTGTAAATTGGAATGAAAAGCCACCAAAGGCTTTGATTAGTTTTTCAGTTGCAGGCAAGCCAATCAAATCGACAATTTCTTTTACCGATTCAGGCAAATAACGCTCAACACTTTCAAATTCAGACATAAAAAATCCCCCTTGAATAATTTCCACGAAAGCCATTATCCAAGGGGGTTATTCAAATCTGTAATACTTACTTAAAAAATTTTTTGCAAATTTTTCATAAAAAAGACCGCTTGAAAGCGGTCTTATCTCTTATTTACGAGTAACCCAAGTTTTTACACATTCTTCGTTTGCCCAAATACTGATTTTCCAGCCTGCAGCAAAAGTATTGCGTGCTTTTTTGATTGCTGCGGTGAGGGAAGTTGCTGTACCACCTGAACAGAATGCACCTGAAACGTTATTTGCTTGAATTGAATAAGTCATTTTAATTTCTCCTGCCTCGGGTTAATCATTTAACCAAACTGCTGAGGCGTGCTGCTTGGCTATGGGTGTATTATAGGTAATATAATTACCTATTGCAAGCGTTTTTTTAATTTTTTGCAAATTTTTTAAAAGCTCAGCCCATTTTTTATACGGCATATCTGATCTAGCTGCGGTTGATGACAGCTCTGTCTCCCATCTCATTACTATTCTTTGTCCTACTCCTAAAATATTGGCTACATCTGTTTGCGTGAGGTTGTGGTGTTTTCTCAGCATTTTTAAGTTGTTTGGTGTGTATCCAAACTCTGTATTTCCGATCATTTTTTAGCCTCCATTATCTCCATCCAAGTCCAAGCAACACATCGCTCAAAGTCGCCAAACTCGCCTATATGCTCTAAGTCATCAATTAGATTTAGCCCCTCAAATTTTACCGCACAAAACGGCACTTCCGGTGGCTCTCCCACGCCGGAGACCAATGCCCAAGCGTTCTGCTTGTGTCGGCTATGACGGCAGACCACAAAGCGTATTACGTCTGTCGCTGCCATATCGTCAGTCAAGCGACTAATGACAAATTCGCACATTTTGCTATTGTGCATTTCTGCTCGACAACTGTATTTGTCATCGATAATCCCTTGAGGCTGACCGTTGAGCATATTTTTGACCCAAGGGACGAAGATATTTATAGTTTCTTGTCTTACTTCACTACGTGGGCTTCTGCGTGTGTGCCCGTTGTCAATGGTAACGTGGTAGATGTATTTGCCTCTAGTCATTTATTCCTCCGCTGAGAGTAACTTGTCAATAATGTTGTGTAGTGCATCATGCTTTTTCTGCGTGACGGTACGCAGTTGCCCTAAGGAGCGTTTGATGTTGACAAGATTGTTTTGGTCGATAGCCACTCTGAGTCTGTCAATAATATCTACATGCTCGTTTTCCCATGCAGTTGCCCATTCGTGCAGGATTTCAGCTCGCGTTTCGCTGTTTTTTTGTTTTTTTCAAGCGTTCTGAGACGCTCCTTTTTCTCGTCATTTTCTTTTCTCCAAAAACAAAAAACCGCCCAATTAGGCGGTTTTTATTTAATTAAATAAGTAGATCTTGATTAGTATTTCAACTCTCAACCTAAAACTAGGTTGCTTAATCACAATTTTAACTCACAGCGTTGAGCTGACAAGGTAACTCTACGCCCATTTAGTTGCCTTGTCAATATATCTATTAGTCGATTAGTCGATTAAGCTAAAATTATATTTGCTTAAATCTGCGTTTGGTACAATCGCAAGCCATTGCGTTGCGCGGTCATTTTCAGTGATTAAGCCTGTAGACATATTAGCAAAATCATACCCACTGGCTTCAAGCTCTCTCCAAGCCTTAAAACGTTCGAAGCGTAAAGGTAGATGGCATTTACCAGCTAAAGGATCTTGCTTGTGTAGGCGGTCACTTTGACGTTTCCCTTTTTTGAGGACATAGCCTAACACATCAATAGGCTGCAATTCAGAAAGGTTATGGTAGCTGTCATCGCCGTGCTGCTTAGATTGCGGTTTTATTATTGCAAAATAACCGTGAGCCGAATCATCAATGCTATCATATTGTGCATCAAATGCAGCTTTAACAGCTTGAGCCTGCTCAAGGCTATCAAATAGCCCGAAATATCTATCTACAACTACGGCATATTTGTTTGTGTCGTTGTTAATGCTTTTTGACCAAGTTAATTTTGTGTTCATCATTTTTTCTCCTGCCTCGGGTTAATCATTTAACCAAACTGCTGAGGCGTGCTGCTTGGCTATGGGTGTATTATAGGTAATATAATTACCTATTGCAAGTGATTTTTTCGTTTTTTTCTTAAATTTATTTTTTCTTGGTTGCAGAAATGGATTTTGCAATGGTAAAGGCAGTTTCCCAAGCCTGTTGGTTATCTGTAACATCTATTTTACGGCAAGCAATCGCCTCGTTATTAAAGTCAGTCATATCAACCTTGTCCGAATTAACAAGTAAAATAACACGACGTAAAGCACAAGCTGCAATAGGGTTATGGTCGTGACCTGCGGAGCCTGTTTCCATACCATAAGCTACATTTCTTAATTGTTGATAATCACCGCTTACAAGAGCATTTGCTGTTTCTTGTTCGGCTTTTTCTGTCATTGCTATTGCAGGCAACGATAATAAGCATAAGGTTGTTAATAGTAATTTTTTCATTTTAATTTCCCTTAAATGGTAAAAAACACCTAAAATCTACCACAAAAAAGCCCACTATTTAAAGTGGGCCATGCAAAAAATTTATTATTTAACACTCATTCCGTGCCTATGGTTATAACTCGCCAACATCTGCACTAATTTATGCAACTGATCATCTGTCAGCCATTGCACCCGCTCAATACCAAACGAGCGTTTGGCAATGGCGTGGGCGTAATCCCACGGCTTTTGACTTTGATACAGCAATGCCCCGATTTTATTCATCAACCCTTGCCGGTTCGGAGCGGTTTTACTTGCGGTTGGGCGTTTGCCGTACTTTTTCGACTTAACCACAAACCCTTTAGCTTTCATTGTTTGCAGCACGGTCATTAATTCGCTATCGGTCATCATTGAGCAGCTCGGTTTATCTACCGCTTCCAATAACAGTATTTTATAGGCGTTATCATCCAGTTTTAGCTCATTTTTGCCGATATGGATTTTCTGTATCATCTGCTTTCTAGTTTGCGGTTGCATTTTGCTTTTCCTCCTGCCATTTCAGCCAAATTTGATAACTTTCGGTGTTCTTAACGGCTTCCAGTTGCCCCATTTGCTTCATTCGTTCCACATACATCACCGCATCGTGTTTCTTTTGGTCGGCTTGCCGTTGCTGTGCCTCAAGGCTATCGGTGTTTGCCGCCTTTTCACTTCGCACTACCGCAAATTGCGGTTTTACGTTTTCATAAACTCTCTTTAAGTAGTTATGGTTTGCCAGCGGCTCACATCTGCCTGTTTCCCTGCGATTTCGGCGGACTTGCTCCACCGTATCCATTAAGGCTTTTTCCAGCACATTAGAGGGAGGGTAAAGCTCCAATAAACTCTGCACAATTTTCAACGCTCGGCTATTAGCAAGACTGTTTTTCTGTGGCTTAAATAACCCTAAATACGCCACCACCGCACGCCCACAATTTCCACCGATATTGACTATCGTATTTAACAACTCACGCCCTGCATCATCTTCAATTAACGCCTCCAGCGAGATTTCAGAGTGGCAAATCGGGCATTTGCATAGTTTCATAGATTTACCTCACCATCTTCACAGACTGTTTCAACTTCTCTCCATTCGACTTTACTTTCAGGATATGGATTCTCGTGTGAGATATATCCCTCTGTAATAATAATCATTTGTTGCAATACAATTTCGCCATTTTTCTTTTTACACAAACGATAATTTGGTTTTGCCTCTTCTCTATTAACTACTAGAGTAATTCTATTAGGGTGTGGCGGTAAGCTAGGACGTGGAGGTAAGCTCTTTTTAGGGTCGTAAATATTCATTTTTGCTCCTTATATAGATAATCTGTATTTAAATAAACAATTAAAAACGTTATCGCTTTTGATTGCTCACTTAAAACAAACGCCACACCTGTTTTACAGCTAGATGGATCGTGTGGCGTTGGTTGGGTTGGCGATTACATAATTTCCTTCTCGCCATCATTCAGATATTCATCAAATTCAATTTCTTCAATGAGCTTTTTCAAGGCTAACGAGATTGCATTCTTAGCTTCATTCAATCGATTTCTCGCGAGTAAAAAGCTTATTTGGTCGCCATCTAGTAATTCACGGTAAAAATCGTTCTCGTTAAATGTATCTCCCTCAAAATCAATACGGGTAACACGACCACCTAAAACCTCTGTTTTGGCATTAAACGATAAACCGTTTAGCGTTGCCACATCGTCGAATTCAAGTTCTAGGCATAATTTAGGTTTGATTTCAAATAGTTCGCTCATTTTTATTCTCCTGTAAATGTAAAACACATTATTCAGCCCACTTAAATCGTGGTTAAATGGGCTGTAAATGGGTTTTAAACAAAACTTTCTAACTTCGTTTCATTCACAAATTCCAGCACCGTACATTCTGCAATTTTTAATAAGGCATTGAGCTGGCTCTCTAGATATTCCGTAAAGGCAATATGCTTACCAGCAAAATTCGGTGCGTTTAATTGCTTGCTAACATCACTACATTCACTCAAACGCATTGAGCGGATTTTTAAATTACTGTCTAACTTAAAATGTACCGGGAAATTGCCCTCGTCATATCGCATTTTTGCCGATTTCACTCTAAAACCGTTATTTAACGCTTCAAGGGCTTTATTTTTCCCTTTTTCACTATCTAGGTGGCGACAAGTCAAAAATGTTTCGTCACCCTCGTCACGATTACCTAACGTAGCTTCGTGTTCAAAATTTAAGAATTTAAACATCGGCTTGCCTTCGGCTAAGTAGTCTTTTAGGCGTGTGTTTAAACCCAGTTTTTCATCAGATACCACTACACTTCTAAATCCGGCTAATCCGAATAATTTAATTAAGTGATGTAATGCCAATTGAGCGTGCTTTGAGCGGCTATTTGTGATCAGCAATTCTTTTTCAGGACTGTAAAAGATATTCACTAACTCGCTTGAAAACGGCACAATGTGGAAAAGTTGCATTTCTGCTTCTAACCGCCACTCTTTTTCATTGCTTGGAGACACTAAATCAGGACGTTCTTTGGCTTTTTGTTTTAATTCATAAATCTTGGCTGAAAGTAATTCTTTGGTAACTTTCTTAAAAGTGGCTCGTACCGTGAAGAACAAGCCATTTTCAAGCTCTTGTACTTTCTGACCTGTCATTGGATTTTTTACAATTTCAACTTGAGTGTAGCTATCACCTACATCAATTTCGGCTTGCTCCAAGACCTCTTTGATATTTTCCGTTGGGAACTTAATGCTAAAAATATGGCATTGGCTCATTTGGATAAAATCACTGTTTTTCATTTTTAACTCCTTGCTAGTTTGGTTAATGTTTACGATTTGCCGTTAATAACTTTAAATACACCTTTGGCAATAAATCCTGCACTGTGCCAAGATAAACACCGCTACGGATAAAATCACTTTGGTTTAAATACTTTTGGGCTTGTATCAGCTGGATAATCGCCTCATTTAATTGGCTATTCAGTTGTTCTTTTACGGTTTCTGTCATCATTCTGTTATTCTCCAAACGGTTTTTCATTCACACGCTTACAAAATCCCGCTCGTTGTTCCGCCCAATCACGGTTAGCGGTCGTTTTTGCTGATAATTTTGCAATTTCCCAATAATCTTGAGCTTCCTCATAGTTGCCTTTGCGTTCTGATTCAGCCGCTTTCTCGGCATAGTGTTGGTAGCGGTTAAATTTTGCTTCTGTTGGTTTCGGTTTCATATTGTTCTCCTGTCGGTTTAAAACACATTACTAAAGCCCCTCAAAGCGAGGTTTAAAGGGCTTTTAAATGAGCTTTAAAACAGGCTCAATAGAAACGCTATTACACCAACAAAAAGCCAAATTAGAAAAATAGCTGCTGCAATCGCTATTGGCACAAGGAATGCTCCTAGTACAATCAACCCCAATGTTTCCATCACTTCACCTCTTGCTCAAACGGTTTAATCACAAACTCCTCAACCCCTGATTTAATCGTAATGCCTGCCACAGTTTGAGCAGTTTCCGGCTCAAGTAAGATCGCAGCTTTGTTGATTTCCTCTTTGGTGCGGATAAACTGGGTTAAGCCTAAGAGTTTCAAATTCTCAATCACTTGGTCGGCTTTTAGCACTCGCACGCTCGGTGGGTTTTGCAGCCATTGCACCTCGCCGGTGTTAAAGTAGCCGGTTTTCTGTTTGCCACCCTTAGTTAAATCATCACGATTATTCTCACACCACGCCTGAATTGCTGTAATTCGGCTTTCCACTTCCTCTTTTAAGCCTGCAATCGTGCCTGCGTATTGCTCGGTAATGGCTGCAATTTCATCATTTTGCTGTGTTACAACACGTTGCAGCTCTCGCTGTTTATCGCCCAGTTCTTTAATCAAAAGCTCGGTTTCTTCTCGAGATAACGCACTTAATTTAGGCGTTGCCGATTTCACTCGGGTTTTAGTAGGTTTGCTCATATTTACTCCTTAGATTTACAGGTAATAGGTTCAAAATTTTCATTCACTAACACAGTTAAGCTACTGTTACTGCTGGGTTTGCTGGCATACATCACGCCTTTAATGCAATGAGTCATCAAATCTAAGGCTTGCATCTGACCATCACACCCCATCAACACTACACTAGGGATAACTACCCCTAACACATTCCACTTCTTCATCTGTTCCTCTCTATTCCAGCCCGACTTTCACGGTGCGGACTGCTTTACCGTTATACTTCACTCTTTTATTGTGGGCGGGAGACGACATAAATCGCACTGTTTTCGCCTCCACCCCCAACCGTTTTGCTAATTCTTCCGCCGTACCGTCAGCCACATTCTCCTCGCCAACATACAGGGCATAAATCATTCGCCGTTTCTTCATTCCTACACCTTCGCAACACGTTCCGACTCCCACACACACTTCACGCCTCGCACTTGCATTTGGTAGCTGTCATACCGTCTGCCGCCTTTGGTTTTCATTCCAAACAGGCTTGCTAAGCCGTTTTTCACAAAATCCTGCGTTTTGCGGTTATCTCGCAACACAAGGCGAGGTGGGCTTGCCGCCTCAAATTCCACCCGCTCAATTTCCAAATCCAACGCCTCACACTCAAGCGTGGCAATTTCTAACTTCACAAGGCTGTCGTGGATATAAGCGTTTAATGGGTTCATCATCTCGCCTGCTTTTTCGCTATACACCTTTTGCATATTTGCCCCCCCCTAACTAATCAACATCTTGCTATATTGCTCAACTAACTCTTTGCTGATTGGCGTTTGGTTAATCTCGCTAGACTGCACCACGCCACGCATTAACTTACTTAATCGGCGAGCATTGCCGTTACTGGCTTTAATTAATGGGGCATTAAATTCGCTTGTGCCTAATGCACTTTCTGCTAGCAACCCTAAATCTTCTTCACTCAAGGCATTACCTAAATCACATGCAAAAGCAACTCGGCTATAAAGCTGTGCCAGTTCATTATTCTTACCTTTTAGGTTAATCAGTAAGCGAGGCATACCGGCTAAAACTACCCCCACGCCGGTTAAATCGTGAATACGGCGGATAAATTCCAGAGAGCGGGTAGAGAGTAATTCAGCCTCATCAATCATCAGCAACCGCTCCGAGCCTTTGAGTTTGCTCACAATGCTATCCAGTAATTCGTTATTTACCCCTCGTGCATTTGCCCCCACCGCCTCGGCAATCTTGCGGAGTAACACTTTAGGCGTACAACTTGGATCGACCTCAATTAATACTGCCGAGCTATTTTGGCGTTCGTACTCTTTCAACATCTGCGTTTTGCCTAAGCCAGCCGAGCCGTAAATCACATTAATCTCACCCTCAACGTGAGCAAATGCCATCACTTCCATACCACGTCGTGCCGCCAAAGTTGGCACAAAAGCAGTGTTATATTTCGCCTCTACCACTTTTGCCTTATCACGCTCAATCAGCTCGTCCACCTTGCGGTCAATATCTGCCACATTGCCGTTATACTCGCCTTTGAGGTAAAGGCTTACCGTGGCAACCGACACACCCAAAAGTTGTGCCACCTGTTTTTGCTGATAGCCCTTGCTATCCATTAAGGCTCTAAGTTCTTGGTTTTTCATTTAATTGCTCCTTACCCGTAGGCTCTCTGTTTCTTTTCCCACTCATCCTTATCGGCTTGAGTGAGGAATATTGGTTTGGCTTGTTTAGCTTTTGTGCTTGTTACAAAGCTAAATTCAGGTGTGTGTTCAATTGTTCTTACCGGATTTAATTCCGCTTGGATTTCGTCCACTTGTTCTTGTTTGAGCTTCATTCGGCGGTTCGCACGTTCTCGGCGAGCTTTTTCCACAAACGCTTCCGGGAATGCCGCACGTTTATTGCCATCAAATTGAGCTTCGCAAATAAATCTGCCGTCTAAATGGCGTACAATCACGCTTTCCGCATTGTGAATATCAAAACTCACGGTTACTTTATCGCCATCGACTTCGATCAACTTCTGATTAAAGTAATCATTGTTAAAGAGCGATAACCAACCACGTTGCGCCACACGAATAACTTGAGGGCGGAACATATCCCGAGCTTCAATCGGCGAGATATGTAAGACTTCTACATCTTGTAGTAACTGTTGGCGTTTTTTTGCCGGCGTTGTGCCGACTTCACGGTGCACATGTTCGTTGTTGTACCAGTCAATCGCTTGCTCCACCGCATCAATAAACTGTTGCCAGCTTGGCAATTTGCCTTTTGCCCGTTTCTGCTTATCGGTCAATTCCGTTTTGCCTTGTCGCAAGGCTTTTTCTAAACTCACCACACCGGTGGACACTTGGCGAACCGTTTCACGATCAGCACCTCGTCCGTGATAAGTTTCAAACTGTCGGGCAATGCGTAGCGCAATAGTCTGGTTCACTCGCTCAATAATGCCTCGCCCTTGCGGGTTGCCCGGAATACCGGTCTGGTGGTTAATCCCCAATCTTGGCAAAATACCGGTAATATCCGCATCTAACGTCCAGTTCTTCTCACCGCCACCGTTATCGGAGTAATACACCGCTGGTATGCCGTGTTTTTCCACCCCGTTGCGAATGGCATCAGCCACTGCGATGCAGTTTTCCGCTAGGCTAACCGACCAACCCACAATAAAACGACTTGCGGTATCCATTACCATTGTTAGTTCAGGGATAAACGGTCTGCCGTGGTCAGGGTGAGCCACTTTCATTTTCATTGAGTGTCCATCGCCCACCCACACATCATTTGCTTTTAGCACCGACCAATCACGCTTCACATAAGTGTTCATTGCTCGCAGCTCCGCCCCTGTTTTACGCCCAACCGCTTTAAATAACTTGCTAAATTTGCTCATTACTCGGCGGACTTGCGATAAACTCGGCATCAGCTCCAACCATAACGGCTGGTCTGCATAAGCGGTCTGCCAACGCCAGCTAAATTCTTCATAGGCTTCTGCTACGCATAAGCCGTTAGTGTTGCGATACACCGCCAAAAATTCCGGCAACCAGTTCAAGGATTCCACCGCAACAGGCTGTCTAACCTGTGGGGCAATCATTTGCAGTCTTTCGGTTGCACTATCTGCCTTGCAGTAATCAATTACCCATTGATTTAACGTCCGTTCACCAATAGTGCGTTTTGCATTTGCCTTCGCATTGGCAACCGCCACCAGCTCCGCCGTTTCAGGCGATAACTCACCACTTTTTGCAAGACGGCAGAACAATTTAACCGCTTGTATCCGGCTCATTCCGCTATCTTCCAGCTCTAATACCTTAGCGACAATCGCCATTCGGGCATCAGCAATGTGGCGTTGTTTATTTGTTAAAGAGCTTAAGTCTATTTCAGCTCGCACCGCTGGGGGCTTTGGCTTACTTTGGACTACCGACACCGCAAAGCGGGAGCGGATTTCGGTTTGGACTTCGGTGGGTAAGCTAATTAATTCATATTCAACACCACCGCCTCGCCCTTTGCGTTTTTGAGATTGCCAGTTTTCTCTTATGGCTTTCTCAAGCACATTTTTATGGGCACTCGGTAAGCTGGATAACTTAAAACTTAATAATTCAGCCACTGAATAGTGCGTTTTTAAACTTAATTCGCTCATAAATGTTCTTCTCCTATATCTTTTACGTTAAAGATCATTTATGATTAAAACTTATTAGTTAAAGTTGGTCGCCGATTACGTTCAATGCGTTCTGCTGTTCGCCCAGCCCAAATCACTTCAGGGGCAACCCCTATGGCATTTGCAACTAAGCGTTCCATTTTGGGGTAAGGCTTGTCTAAAACAGACTTCAGCGTGTTATGGCTAACATTGCCTGCTTTAGCCAAAGAACGAAGTGACCAACCTTTTTTACGAAGTTCCGCAAGAATATCGGCTCTATGCCAATCTCTCTGTGCGGTTTTTTTAACATCGTTTAATACACTCATTCGATACACCTCTTTTTATCTATTTGATGTGTGTATTAAAGCGTAAAACTTAAATTAATGCAAGCGTAAAACTTAAATAAAGTAAATTATTTTTACATTTAAGCTAAACATTTAATAAGATCAAGGACTTGCGAATAACATTTACAGTAAATGTTATATTTGTATAAAAGTAAAAGATCGATGTTTGGAAGTTTTACGCTATAAAACAGCGTAAAGGTTAAGGTATGAGTAAAGCAAAAATTAACGATCCTGAGTTTGCAGAAAGACTTCAGTGGATTCTTAAAGAAAAATTCAATGGGAATAACAGCGAATTTTCAAGAGCAGTTGGCATAGCTATAACATCGTTAAATCGTTGGTTAATAGGTGAGGCCGATCCATCACGTTCAAATCTAATAAAAACAGCTAAAGCTGCTGGTGTTAGCCTTGAATGGCTGGCAACAGGCAAGGAAAGCCAGCAACAACCCCAACAAGGCATTGTGGAAAGAGCATTTGAGAGATTAAAAGGATTTTCAGATGAAATGGTTTCAATGGTTGATAGCTTTTTCTCAATCAATGTATCAGCAGGTTTCGGCAGCTTCAACGAAGGCGTAACAAAGCCAGACGGGCAAGAGCCTTACTCCAATGAATTATTACAAAAACTTGGTGTTCAGGCGGAATATTGCGGGGTGTTTTGGGCTAGAGGGCGTTCAATGCACCCAACTATCTCAGATGGCGACCAGATGTTAGTTTCATTCAAACACAAAGAGGTGATAGGTAATAATATTTATCTTGTGCAAAATGGCGATAGTGTTTGGGTTAAGCGAGTTAAGATATTATGGGACGGTGTAGAGTTAATTTCAGATAACAAGGATGAGTATGCCCCAATAAAAATCACGGCGGACGAAGCCCAAAACCTACAAATTATTGGGCAAGTTTTTCACACAGGGCATAGCCTAGTTTAA